ACAGAGAATTATAAAGATCTTAAATATGTTAAGATAGAAAAACCAATTAAAAAATTGTACTCAGTCGCAGCTAGTTTCAAACCTAATATGATACTTAATACTTATGGTTTTGAGGATGATTCAGAAGTAGTATTTTTTGATTATAGTAAACAAGCTCTTGCGTTCAAAAAACTTCTTTTAACTCACTGGGACGGTGAAGACTATCCTGGATTTTTGAACTGGGCAGAACAAAAATATAGTATTAATGAAACTAAAGGAGCAGAGACAGAAACTAATACTCGCCAAGGTCTTTGGGAAAGAGAAATTAGTTGGTGGGGGAATGAAAAAACTATCAAAGAACATTGGGATAGATACAAAAAACTAAAACATGAGTTTATTCACGTTGATATTTGTGAAAATCCTGAGTATGTAACATCCCAAATCACCTCTGATGATAATTCAGTGATATGGTGGAGTAATGCATTTCATACAGTTAATGCCCAATACCTAAGAGGTTTACAAGGGGTCACAGATTGTTATAATAAATGGTTGGAACAAATAGCGAGTAAAAATGATAATCTTTACATATTTGGCAAAGATTATTTAGATAAACCAGTAGAGGGTGGTACATTAAAGGAGTACTTAAATGGATATAGAAAGACTTAAATTATTTAAAAATGAAGAAGACGTCAAGTCGTTTGCTAAAGTAAATGGTTACGGAGATAAAGGTATAGAAAAGCTTATTAATGAGTGGAAAGCAGCTCTCGTAACCCCTGCAAAAGAAATAAAAAAAGGTAAGAAAAAGTTTGGAATCTTAAGCAGTAATGATTATTCTTCCAAAGACTAAATTACAATTTGATAACAGTTGGCTAGACACATTAAAATTTGAAGAACATTCGGATTATGATTTAGCAGGTCATGTGAGCGCTATTGCTGTCAAAAGTGAATCGGGAAAGGTATTTGATTTTTATAGATCCGATCCCTTAGAAATACCTAAAGATTTTAAGTATACTGTTTTGTATAACAAGATTGAGACAGTCAAAAAACTAACAGACTTTTTCAAAATAGAAACGACTAGAGTTAGAATACATCGACAACTGCCTGGTCAGATTATTCCTATGCATACGGACGATAATAATATCAAAGCTACTGACTCTGAGCACTATCGGCTAAGAATGTTAACCGCGCTTTCTGAAAGTGAAGATTTTATATATAGATTTTCGATAGACAATGAAATAGAAGAACATTCTCTTAAAAAGGGAGAAAGTATTATATTTGATCCAGATAAAGTGGCTCATGGTATGCTTAATAACTCTAAAACAGATATCAGATACTGTTTCGTTCAGATATTTAAGGCATACCCAATATCAAGCTGGATAAAAAATTTTATTAATGAAGAAAAAACAATAGTGCTATGAATAAAGATTTTGGTACTGCCTTTCATAAACCTAATGGGAACGCGGTAAAAGTTACAATAAACGAATTTAGAGAAAAATTATATCTTCACATAAGAGAGTATACTATGGATGGAGATACTGGTCAGTGGTTCCCTACTAAATCGGGTTTTTCAATACCTGCTGATGAAGTTAGTTCACTAATACCCTTGCTAGAAGATGCAAGTGATTTAGTAGCTAAAAGATTCATCTGGAACACACAACTAGAATTAGAATTGGAGAATGATTATGAGTATTAAAGCTTGGAGCGATGAGCAAGAAGTTGAACTAATACATATGTATACTGAAGAAAACGAAAAAGACGTTCATAAATTAGCAGAACACTTCTCAAAAGGTTATAGAAGTGTTATAAGTAAGTTGGTTCAGTTAAAAATTTATGAAAAACCAGAAATTTCAGAAGATGATAAATCTCAAACAGTTAAAGTTATGTTACGAGAGTTAGAAGATATTCTAGGTGTTCAAGTTGAAGGAACTAATTTAAATAAAAAAGAAAACTTAAGTCAACTTTTAGAGGCAATCAAAAAGAGGATAAAATGAACGAAAGACATGAAGAATACATGAAACGTCGTATACGTGAGGAAGAACAATTAGAAGATCTAGCTCATGATAGTAAGTATGTTTATGAGTCACCTGATGGGGGTAAAACTGTATACGCCCATCCTTTTGGGCAACCTCTTACCAAAGTTATAATTAAATCGTCTCCCGAAGAACAAAAGATATACGACTATCTTGATGTTAAGATTCCTGCTACGTACCCTAAACCAAAGTACGGAAAGCCGAGTAAAGAATTTAGTTCTCTTGTAAGCAGGCTATATGCTAATGATAAATCTAAAAAAATTGAGTATAAATATAACGAAGATGTCTTACTTAAAGAATTTAAGGAATACATAAACGCAACATATGGTGAGCATTATTCAAAAGATAAATTTCAAGCAACAGAGTTTATCATGGATGGGGGTCACGGAACAGGTTTTTGTATCGGTAATGTTCTTAAATACGCACAAAGATATGGTAAAAAAGGAACACGTGAAGATGCTCGTAAAGATTTGATGAAAGTTCTTCACTACGCTTTAATGCAACTTTATGTTCACGATTTAGAAAAATAAAATATACTTTAAACTTTCCTAATGCTTATTTTTCAGATATTCTCTATATATGAATTATAAAGAACTCAAACAAATTATTCAAAAGCACAACATTGCTTACTATGATAACTCAGTGTCTATGATTACAGATGCTGAGTACGATCAGTTGTATGATAAACTAGAAGCAATGGAAAAAGCACAAGGCTGGCGAGACCATGATTCTCCTACTAAACATGTAGGCGGTTCTAGTGGTAAAATCACTCACCCACATAAGCTCTATTCTCTTCGTAAAGTATATGATATTGAAGAAGTAGATGATTTTATGTCAGTTAAACTCCCTAAAATTGATGGAGCTAATCTAACTCTTGTATATCGTAGAGGAAGACTTCGCATGGGATTAACACGTGGTAACGGTGAGCAAGGCTCAGACGTAACACATCTTATTGGGATGTTGATTGGTGCTCCTGCAAAAATTGATACAGAAGAGCATGAAATAGTACTTAATGGCGAGTGTGTCACTGAAAATGATGTAGAAAATTATCGTAACTATGTAAGCGGCGCACTTGGGCTTGATAGACCTGGTGAGTTTGCGGAACGAAACATTAAGTTTATTGTTCATGATTGGTTAGGCGTCAATATGAACTATACAACACGTATGAAAATTGTTAAGAACATGGGATTCTATACTGTTCTTGATGATGAATCTTGGAACTACCCACAAGACGGTGTAGTGTATCGTACAGACTCTTGGGAACAAGAGCGTAGTCTCGGTCACACTTCAAAATATCCAAAGTTTGCAGTAGCTCTGAAAGAGCGTGAAACGCAAACAGCGGTGACAATGCTAAAAGCAGTACAATGGACTATCGGACGCACAGGGCAAGTTAGTCCAACAGGTATTATTGACCCTGTAACTCTTGACGATGCAGAGATTAGGCGTGTAACTCTTCATAATATTGGAATTATTCAAGAACACAATCTTGGTCTAGGTGACATGATTGAGATTGAACGTGCAGGCGGGGTGATTCCAAAGTTTCTAAGAGTTATAGAACACTCACTACACAATGAAAAAATTACAAAACTATCTGCTGAAAAGGCCATAGGAGCAACTACAAAGCGAGATGGTCCTAGACTAGTGGTCGCAGATAAGAATAATATAAACACATCAAAAGTTTTAGAGCATTTTATCAAAACTATTGATATTAAAGGTTTAGGCCCGGCCTCTGTAAAGAAGTTAGGCTTAACACACCCAGTCGATCTATTTGATGGATTTTGTGACTGGGATAAGCTTGGTGCTAACGGCATCAAAGTGGAAGCTGAGATAGAAAGAACAAAGACTAAACCTTATGAAACTGTTCTTGCATCCCTTGGCATACCTGGACTAGGAAGATCTGCTAGTAAACTTGTTGTTAGTAAGATACCTGCGTTCAGAAATCTAAGAGATATTGAAACCACTTATATAAAAGGTATTGGTCCATCGACAATAGAATCAGTACTGTCTTGGCTTGAAGAAAACGAAGACTGGGTGTTAACCTTGCCTCTCCAACTTGAACAGAATGTGACAGTTGAAGAAGTAGTCGGAACCCCTGCTCGTAAAGTATGTATTACAGGTAAGATGGATATGACGCGAGGCCAACTGTCAGATATACTGCAAGAAAAAGGATTTAAAGTTACCTCAACAGTCACTAAAGATTGTTATGCTTTAATAACCGGCGGAGATACTACATCTTCTAAATATAAGAAAGCAGTAACTCTGGGAGTAACCATTGTGGACTATTGGTCAAGCAAAAAGGATGTGATATCTGGTGATTTTTAATATATTTAATAATGACCACGAAAGCAGATACTGTCACATTTCAGTTGCTTCTCATAAAGTTTTTCTGTAATATCTATATATAAAGTCAAGAGAGACAATAATCTCTTGGAAACATTCAACAACTAACTAAATGATCGAGGGGATCAACAATATGTCAAAATTTGAATACACTGAAGATATGGTAGCCCGTATGCACGATGTAGCTGCATCAGGTGTTACTGAAGAATCAATCGAAGGTCTTATGACTGAATTCGATTTTCCACGTCGTTCTGTAACTGCAAAGCTTCGTAAGCTTGGTTACGACGTACCTAAGAAGCCGGGCGCAGCTCCTGTTTTCTCTGCTGATGAGACAGACGCACTTGCTTCATTCTTGAATGATAATTCAGGAAACATGACCGCAGAAGAAATTGCTGAAGGATTCATGAACGGCAAGTTCACTGCACGTCAAATCAACGGTAAAGCACTTTCATTGGAAATGACTTCACATGTGAAGCCAGCTGAAAAGAAAGTAACCCCACGTACATACTCAGATGATGAAGAAGCTAAGATCAGTAATATGGTCGAAGGCGGTTCTTATCTTGAAGAGATTGCAGATGCAATGGGTCGTTCAGTCAACTCAATTCGTGGTAAACTGTTGTCAATGGGTCTTAAAGCTCCACAGCGTGATAAGAAGGCTGTTAAGTCTGACCCATACGAGGGTATCGAAGATATGCTCGACCAAACTGTTGAAGAGATTGCAGAATCATTCGACAAAACAGTACGCGGTGTAAAGACTGTTCTTACACGCCGTGGACTAAGCTG